ATTTAAACGAACCTTTAGGCTGTCCGAACATGTAAATGTAAACGGAGCAGATATTCAGGATGGTATTCTGGCAATCGAATTGCAGTATGTCATTCCAGAAGAAATGCGTCCTCGTAAAATCAATATTGGTCAAACGAGGAAACAAAATGACACAAGCAATACTAGCAGCCCACAGCTACTCAACGAGGGCAATTGAAACTATCATCGAAGCACTAAAAGCTTTTAATCAGCATAGAGCGAATCGCAAAATGATTCGGGCGACTGAAAAAGAGCTAGGCCGACTTACTGATTATGAGTTGGCAGACATTGGACTTTCACGTGGTGAGATTTATCACGTGGCTCGCTCAAATGAAAATTTAAGAGGGTGGGTCTAATGACAACTTTAGTAGCAAACTATGTCTTCTCACCCTTGTCGGGTTTGTGGTCTTCATTCGATCGGTTTACGCAGACGATTGGATACTCCAGAGCGGCAGCGGAGCTCGCAAGAATGGGTTATACCGAGGAAGCCAAACGTTGTATGATGCAAATACGGGAGCTACACGATGACCGGTGATATCGCAACAATGGGAGCCTTAATCGGTGCAGGTCTTGCAACCTTTGGAATGGGTGGCGCAGCCATCGGAGTTGCAATGGTTGTAGGTAGTGTTTTAAAGCACATGCCCAAGAAGGCAGATAACTCAACGATGTTCGTTGGTATAGCATTTGCAGAAGCATTAGGAATCTTTGCTTTTCTAGTTGCACTTCTACTAATGTTTGCTATATAATAATATGGTTACATCAGAGTTGGTGGAGAAGCTTGGTTTAGCTTTCTTTGCTACAATGTCAATGCTAATCTTAGTATGTATAATGATAGGTTTTTATGCAGTATTTGATGCTTATAATAAACCAAACGAATGTGTAGGGGCCATTACGGCCCTTACCAAACACACGCAACACACAGGAGACTTAAATGTCAAATCCATATCAAATTCGCTATGATGTATTAAACATGGCAAAAGAAATCGCAGATAAGCATTATGATATGCAAGTAGATCTTGCTAATAAAATGTTAGGAATGTATAAGGAAGATACTGAACAAGCTCTTGACGCTTGGCAAAAGTATGTACCAAAAGCTTTAAATCCAGATGAAATTAAAGCACAAGCTGAAAAACTTTATGAGTTTGTATCGGAAAAAAAGTAATGTTTATTGTAAGAGATAAAGAAGGCGATATTATTGCTATAGCATCAAAGCAATCAGATGCCGAAGGTATTGCGAGCACAAAATTAAACGGTGCAGAATATATTGTGCAAGAATCAACTGATAGCGTAGAACTACGGGAAATTTATCGTTCTTACTATAAAACTAGATGATTAAAAAACATAAAGAAAAGTTAAGAGGGCTTATGCCCTCTTTTCCTATTTACATAGAGTTAAACCTAACTGAACTTTGTAATATGACATGTACGTTTTGCCCAAGAAGTGTAGATTATCCTAATCTTAACTTACATATGTCTCTTGATACAATTGATACAATAGCAACTCAATTAAAAGATTACCAAGATAGTGTTATTATACATTTATCAGGTAGAGGAGAACCTACTCTACATAATAACTTTGATGCTGTACTAGATAAGCTATCTGATTTTCAAGTAAAATTATCTACTAACGGTAAAAAAGTAGATCAATATCTAGAAAAAATAAATAAACTATATAAAGTCTATTATAGTATATACGATGAGAGTACAATCAGTTATGAAGAAGCTCTGCGAAAATATAACTTTTTAATATTAGATAAACGAACTAGCAATAGTAATCAGAAATACCATAATCGAGCTGGCGATATAGTAAACGAATTTACTGAAGCTAATCCTAAGCATCCTAGATATGGATTACTATGTGAAAAAACCTTTACTGTAGTTTATATTAATCATAACGGTGATTATAATTTATGTTGCAATGAATGGCACAATCCAACCGTTATGGGAAATATTCATAATGAAACTATATACGATTTTTTTAACTATAATACCAAGCTAAAAACTTTTAAAGATGATCATCTAAATGGCTATCGTAGTTGTTCTCCCTGCAACAAATGTAATAAACCCTTACATGCAAGACAAGTTGCCTTATTGGATAAAATATTATATAATGAGTAAGAATAGGAGATTATATGAACTACTATACTAGTGTAAATCGCTACGGTAACAATATTCTCTACAGAGGTGTAGAGGGTGGTGAACGAGTAGCTAAAAAGATTCCCTTCATGCCTACTCTATTTGTAAAGTCTACTCATGAGACTGGTTGGTTTAACTTACAGAATGAACCAGTATTACCTAGAACTTTTGACACTATGAGAGATGCAAAAGATTTTATGAAGCAATACGAAGGTGTAGATAACTTTCCGATATATGGTACTACTAATTATGTAACTCAGTTCATTAATGATCGCTATCCAGAAGCTCCTAAGTTTGATCGAGATAAAATAAACGTTACTACTATTGATATTGAGGTTGCTTCTGATGACGGCTTCCCTTTTGTAGAGCAAGCTGCTCATCCAGTTATCTCTATTACGATGAAGAATAATATTGACGGTATATACCGAGTGTGGGGACTATACGATTATGAGCCAGACAATTGTGAAGTTGAAGGCATTGACGCTATTCAATATATCAAGTGCAAAGATGAAATCGATCTCTTACTCTCTTGGTTATCTTATTGGCATGATCCTCGCTGGTGTCCCGACGTGGTTACAGGATGGAATACCCGTCTTTTTGATTTCCCATATCTTATTAACCGTGTTAAAAATATTATAGGTGGAGATGTATATAAGAAGTTCTCTCCGTGGGGGATGGTAGACCAACGCAATATCATTACAGCGCGTGGAGAACTTATTGCATATGAGATGGCTGGTATCCAGCAGTTAGATTATTATGATCTGTTTACTAAGTTTGGATATACTTATGGTGAACAAGCATCATATAAGCTAGACCACATTGCACACGTAGTATTGGGAGAGCGTAAGCTCTCCTACGATGAGCATGGTTCTTTACATACTCTCTATAAGCATGACTTCCAGAAGTTTATTGACTATAATATTAAAGATGTGCAGATTGTGGATCGTCTAGAAGAGAAGATGGGCTTGATTACTCTTGCTATGACTATGGCTTATAGAGGCGGAGTTAATTATTCAGAGACTTTCGGTACTGTGCAGATCTGGGACTCTATTCTATATCGTTTATTGTTTAAGCAGCAGATAGCTTGCCCTCCTAAGTTTAGTAAAGAGAAGGTTCCTTATCCTGGAGCGTATGTAAAAGAACCTCAGACTGGTATGCACGACTGGGTAGTATCGTTTGATCTTAACTCTCTTTATCCTATGATTATTGTTCAGTATAATATGAGTCCTGAGACTGTATTGCCTGGCAAAGAGCATCTAGGACTTGAACCTGTAGATAAACTACTAGGCGGAGAAGAGATAACTATTCCAGAAGGTACTACTATGGCTGCTTCTGGTGTTAAGTTTAGTAAAGATCAGGTAGGTATTATTCCTGCTATCATTAAGCAGTACTATGATGAGCGTAGAGTTATTAAGACTGCTATGCTAGAAGCTCAACAAGAGTATCAAACTACCCCTACTAAACGTCTAGAGAATAAGATGACTATCTTAGAGAATCAGCAGATGTCTATTAAGATTCTTATGAACTCTTTATATGGTGCTCTAGGTAATAAGCATTTCCGTTACTTTAATAATCACGTTGCAGAAGCTATTACCACTTCAGGTCAGTTATCTATTCGCTGGGCCGAAGAAGCTATCAATAAAGAGATGAATACTGCTCTTGATACTCTTGGAGAAGATTATGTAATTGCTATTGATACTGACTCTTTGTATGTTAATATGGATAAACTAGTTAAGAAGTTTAATCCTAAAGATCCAGTTAAGTTCTTAGATAAGATATGTCGTGAGCATTTCGAAAAGGTACTAGAGAAGTCCTACGCTACTCTGGCTAAGAAGATGAACGTTATGGAAAATCGTATGGAGATGGCTCGCGAGGTTATCGCTAATCGAGGGGTGTGGATTGCTAAGAAGCGTTATATTCTAAACGTGCATAATAACGAAGGTGTGCAGTATGCAGAACCTAAGATGAAGATGATGGGCGTAGATGCTGTACGCTCTTCTACTCCTCAGGTGTGTCGAGATAAGTTCAAGAAGATATTTAAAGTTATTATTGACGAAGGTGAGACTGCTACTCAAAAGTTTATTGCTGACTTTAAGAAGGAGTGGAAACAACTGCCACCAGAAGACATATCTTTCCCTAGAGGATGTAATATATCTAAGAAGAAAGGCAGAGATGAATTTACTTGGGCAGATAAGAAAACAATCTATAAGAAGGCATGTCCTATCCATGTGAGAGGAGCTCTGTTATATAATCATCATATAAAAAATAAAGGCTTAGATAAAAAATATGAACTTATCAATAATGGAGAAAAGATCAAGTTTGTCTATCTTAAGATGCCTAATCCTATCAAGGAAAATGTAATCGCCTATGCAAACGATCTTCCTAAAGAGCTTGACTTACATAAGTTTATAGACTATAATAAGCAGTATGATAAAGCTTTTGTTGACCCTATCAAGCATTTACTTGACGCGCTTGAATGGGAAGTAGAGCCTACCGCAACGCTAGAGGATTTCTTTGCTTAATGTATAGTATGACTATATTCAAGTCTCCACGTTGGTGGGAGCAAGAGAATAGATATGTATATGATAACAAGACTCATCGTCGTATGGACTTTGAGTCTTGGGATAAGTTTGTTAACTTTTTACGTAAGTTGAGTGAGAGGGAATTAAATGGTAAGCAAGATGCTGAACTTATTTCGCCAGCTGTATTCAAACCTAATACTACTAGGGGCAACGCAAATGTACTTGCTTGGGCTCGGTGGGCTGCTGTTGATGTTGACGATACTACGTTTGATGGAAACCTAGAAGATGAGCTTCGTAAACGATTCGGGCATTGGAGTTTTGTGTGTTATTCTACTGCTAGCAGCAGTGATACTTTACCGAAGTTTAGATTGGTATTCCAACTTAGCAGCGAGGTTGAAGTTGATAAAATACGACACTTTTGGTTCGCACTTAACTCTGAACTCAACGATCTCGGAGATCCGCAGACTAAAGACCTTGCAAGGATGTATTATATTCCTGCAATTTACTCTGGCGCTAATAATTTCTTTTTCGTTAATGATGGTGAGCCATTGGATATTAACTACGTATTGGCTAGGTGGCCGTACGATGATAGACGTAATGCTAAATCGTTTTTAGATAAGCTACCTGACGCTTGGAGAGAGCAAGTAGTAGAGTATCGTAAAGGTAAGCTAGATAATACTAGTTATATTTGGACTTCATATAAAGACTGTCCATTTGTAAATAAAAATCTATTTAAAGAGTATATTAGTATGTCTTTTATGGACGGAACAGGTCGCTATAGAATGATCTATAAGTTAATGATTTCTGTCGCTGCTAATGCTATAGAGAAACAGTATCCAATAACTGCAAATCAGATAGTAGATATTATAAGAGAAGTAGATAGAGAAACTGCTAACCTCTATGAGAAAAGACCTTTAGAATTAGAAGCTAATAACGCATTAGAGTATGCATATAAAAACGGAGTTCTATAATGCTACCTGACCAAATGGAAGCAGAAAAAAATAGAAAGATTATCGTATCTCAAGCTAGAGTTATTGATCAATTACAGACTAACGTAAAGGAATTACAAGAGCAATTAGGAAATGCTAATATACGTATCAAAGAATTAATGGAGAATAAATTATGATAGCAGGTAAAGTATGGGGCACTACAAAGCTAGTTGAAGCAAATGGTGCTTTAGAATTTCATCGCATTGAAATGAAAAAGGGTGGAGTGTGTTCTAAACATCTTCACCGTTATAAGTGGAATGGTTTTTATGTAGAGTCTGGGATCATGTTAATTAGAACATGGCAACGTGATTACGATCTTGTTGACGAAACTATTGTAGAAGCTGGTGAGTATCATAAAGTTAAGCCAGGCCTGTATCATCAGTTTGAATGTATTGAATCTGGAGTTGCATTTGAACTATACTGGGCTGAATTTAACCATAATGATATAGAACGAGAAAATGTAGGGTATCATATAGATGAGGATGAAGAAGAAACTATACATCTGACACCATCTACAATGTATGATGAAACTGATTTTGCAGGTGGTAGTACACTATACTCTTCAGATGGAACATCTATTACTATTGATCGAGACGAAGATGGACCTTATGTAAAGACATGATTACAGGTATTACTTTTAGTACATTTGATTTATTACATGCTGGGCATATTTCAATGCTTAGGGAAGCTAAGACTGTGTGTGATTATCTTATATGCGGATTACAAGTTGATCCATCTTTGGAACGTAAAGAAAAAAATACTCCAGCTCAAACTTTAGTTGAAAGATGGACTCAGCTACAAGCTGTAAAATATGTAGATGAAATAATTCCATATCAAACGGAAAAAGATGTAGAAGACATCTTGCAATTATTTCAAATAGATATTAGAATAATAGGAGAGGAGTATAAGAAAGCGGGTCGTTATACAGGCCGCGCTACTTGTGCTGCTCGAGGTATTGAGATATACTATAATAAAAGAGATCATAGGTTCTCTACATCAGACTTAAGAGATAGGGTTCATGGTGAAGAACTTAAAAAACAAATATTAGGAGATATGAAAAAATGAATGAACCTGAACTAATGCCAGTTGCTAAGCGCAGAGAGCAGAAATTTAAATTAGGTATTATTGGGTATGGGTATGTAGGTAAAGCAGTAGATTATATCTTTTCTACTCCTACAGTAGAAAAAATGACTATAGATCCAAAGTATAATGAAAATACTTTAAAAGATTTATGTGACTGGAATCCTTCTTGTGTCTTTATTTGCTTACCTACTCCATCTAAAGAAGACGGTAGTGTTGATAGTAAAGATATAGATGAAGCAGTAATGCGATTAGTAAATCAGACAGATGCATTTATTGTTATTAAGTCTACTGTTACTCCAGATATTATTGACCGCTTATCTAGAATTGATGGTCGTATTGTATATGAACCTGAGTTCCTAACCGAAGCTAATGCTAAAATGGATATGCTGCAGCGCCGTTATAGAGTTGTAGGAGTTCAACAACAGGAAGCAAGTCAGCATTTAGAAGGGCTTTATAACTATTTTAGTATCGCAGATCCAGCTCAAGTAATTCCAATGTCACCTGTTGAAGCATCGTTCTTTAAGTATACTATGAATAACTTTCTTGCTATGAAGGTTACGTTTCTTAATCAACTAAAAGCAGTTATGGATGAGTATGGTGGTAGCTATAATCAACTATCACGAGTGTTACCAATGGATGGGCGTATGGGTCACTCTCATATGAAAATTCCTGGTCATGATGGTAAAGAAGGATTTGGTGGTGCTTGTCTACCTAAAGACCTTACAGCGTTTATCTCCTTTATAGAAAATAAGACAAAGGTTGATCCAGCTTTACTTAAGACAGTAAGAACAGTTAATGATGCAATTAGAAGTGAATATGATCTAGACGATCGGGAGAAAGAACAAAATGTCAATTATGGACAAACTGAAGAAGAACAGCAAGATAAAGACGACGGAAGTTCTAAGTCAAAGTAAATTCTTTACTGAAACGGATATGACGCCTACAGCTGTACCTATGGTGAATGTAGCGTTATCTGGCTCTGTAGATGGTGGAGTGACTCCAGGACTTACAGTACTTGCTGGTCCTTCTAAACATTTTAAGACATCATTTGCATTACTAATGGCTGGTGCTTATCTTGATCGTCATCCTGATGCTGTAATGCTCTTCTACGATTCAGAGTTTGGATCTCCTCAATCATACTTTGAGCAGTTTGGTATTGATACCTCTCGTATCTTACATACTCCTATTGCTAATGTAGAAGAGCTTAAGTTTGATCTGATCGCTCAGCTCGAGGCTATTGAACGCTCTGATAATGTAATTGTTGTTATTGACTCTATTGGTAATTTAGCTTCTAAGAAAGAGTTAGATGATGCTATGAATGAAAAGTCAGTAGCAGATATGTCACGTGCGAAGGCTCTTAAAGGGTTATTTCGTATGTGTACTCCTTATCTTACTATGCGTAATATTCCTATGATTGCGGTCAATCATACCTATCAAGAGATTGGTTTATTCCCTAAAGCTATTGTAGGTGGTGGTACAGGTATCTATTATAGTGCAGATAATATCTGGATCTTAGGCCGTCAGCAAGATAAAAAAGGTACAGAGATTCAAGGGTATCATTTTGTTATTAATGTAGAGAAAAGTCGTTATGTTAAAGAGAAGTCAAAGATTCCTATTACAGTATCTTGGGATGGTGGTGTCCGTAAGTATTCAGGGTTGCTCGATTGTGCTCTTGCTGGTGGTTATGTTACTAAGCCTTCTAATGGCTGGTATGCTGCAGTTAATCAAAATACTGGAGTTGTTGGATCTAAAGTACGGTACGATGTCACGCTTAGTAAGTCCTTCTGGGATCCAATCTTTGATAACACAGATTTTAAAGAGTTCTTAAAGAAGCAATACAGTATTGGCCATCAGTCTTTAGTTAGTATGGACGAGATAGTTGAAGATTAAAGACAATCCTTGGCCTCATTTTATAGTAGATGACTTCTTTAAAGATGAGGACTATAGTAGGTTAGTATCTTTAGCTAAACCAATATATGAACATATTTCCTCAAAGAAGAAATTAGTACAGAATATAACAACTGACTATTATACTAAAACTTATGGACCTAAAGCTTTAAGATATCTTGATCTACTACAAGCTTGGAAAGTAGAATACTACAACCGGTTTCAGTTAGACATCCAAGCAGTAAATGATGGGGAACCTTCTTCAGAATTTATTCATGTAGATCGCAAAGATAAATTACTCTCTATAGTAGTGTATGGTTATCCTGTAAAGCATGTAGGAACATATATAGGTTCTACTAGAGATAATTTAACTCCTGTAAAATGGAAACCCAATAGAGCGTTAATTTTTTCGAGAGGCGCGAATACTTGGCATAAGTTTCCTACTGACGGGCTAGGTCCTAGAATTACTTTTAACATTAACCTTTATACGGATTTTTTTAATGAGTGAAAAACTAGAAGAAAATGTACATTATGAACTTGTTCCAGGCAATACTGATCATTGGGATATAAGAGTATTAAAAGGAGATTATATCGAGACCGTATTTAACTTTGGTGCAATTAAAGTAACAGAAAATGACGAGTTAAGATATAATACAGAGATAAAACATTCTACCTTTGATGAGGATTATAGCTATGATTCGGATTTAGAGTGGCATAATCTTACAGGTAATATATTAATTAACATTATAGAACAATCTATAGAAAATAAGAATAACTCTTGACCTCTATAGATATTTTTAATATAATATATGTTACATAAAGATGAGGTAAAAAGTTGAGTAATATCGAACAAGTTGTATTGAAGCATCTGCTTTTAGATGAATCATATACACGTAAAGTTCTCCCGTTTATTAAGCCAGAATATTTTCAAGGAGTTTATAATCAATTATTTAAAGAAGTAGCTAAGTTTGTTGCTAAGTACAATAAGTTACCTACTATGGATGCTTTTAAGATTGAAATAGACCAAAGCGATAAGTTTAACAACGATCAGTATATCGCCGCGATGGAGATTCTTCCTAACGTTTTTGATAGTACCTCACATGATGCTGATAGTGATTGGTTACTAGACACTACGGAGAAATGGTGTCAGGATAGAGCAATACACAATGCTATAATAGAATCAATATCAATTATAGATGGTAAGCATAAAGATTTAACTAAAAATGCTTTACCTGATCTGCTTACAAAAGCTCTTGGAGTATCATTCGATACAGCTATCGGCCATGATTATATTGAAAACGTCGATGAGAGGTATGACTTCTACCATGAGCAAGAAGAACGAATTCCTTTTGACTTGGAGTATCTTAATCGAATCACTAAAGGAGGATTACCTAATAAAACTCTTAATATTGCGTTAGCTGGCACTGGAGTGGGTAAGTCTCTCTTTATGTGTCATGTCGCTAGCTCTGCTTTGACTCAAGGAAAGAACGTGCTATATATTACATTGGAAATGGCTGAAGAGCGCATTGCTGAACGTATAGATGCTAACCTACTTGATGTTCCTATTGATCAACTAGAGAATCTATCCAAGCAAATGCTTAAGACTAAGATAGATCAAATTGCAGAGAAAACTAGCGGTAAGTTAATTGTAAAAGAATATCCAACCGGGTCAGCTCATACAGGACATTTTAGAGCTTTACTTAACGAATTAAAACTTAAACGTAACTTTGTACCTGATGTAATTTTTATTGATTATTTAAATATATGCTCATCTAGTAGAATGAAAGGAATGGGAGGTGCAATCAACTCATACTCCTACATTAAAGCAATTGCTGAAGAGATACGAGGTCTTGCGGTGGAGTTTGACGTACCGATCGTATCTGCAACACAAACGACTCGTTCTGGTTTTACTTCGTCGGATCCTGGGCTTGAAGACACGAGCGAGTCTTTTGGATTACCCGCTACCGCAGACCTCATGTTTGCACTTATATCATCAGAAGAATTAGAAAGTCTAGGTCAAGTAATGGTAAAGCAATTAAAAAACCGTTATAATGATCCTAGTAAGCATAAACGATTTGTATTAGGTATAGATAGATCTAAGATGAGACTATTTGATGCTGATAATGCAGAAGAAGGAGTAGTAGATGATACTCCAGCTTTTGACAAGTCTCAAGTTAATGAACGATTTAAAGATTTTAAAATGGAGTAATAAATGGCTGTAATTCGTAATAATAAAAAAACAAGTATTGGTAAACGTAATGTTAAAATGTCTTCTATGAATAAACATAAAAAGCGATCTTATAAAAAGTCGCGAGGCCAAGGATAATGTATGCGCGTCTCATATCATATAGCCAGCCCGTGGGTCATGTACATTCCGGAGAACCAGGTATCAAAGGCCTCGAAAACATCCAAGACCTCATCGCTTATTGCGCCCGTGTCTCCAATCCATCGAATCAAGCTAACACAAAGACAACGGCCAAATTACTCGACTACCTTATCAAACACAAACACTGGTCGCCATTCGAAATGGCTTCCGCATGCTTTGAAATTGAAACAACTCGTGATATCGCAAGACAGTTATTAAGACATAGGTCCTTCTCTTTTCAAGAGTTTAGTCAGCGATATGCAGATATTCGTGACTTAGATGACTCTCTAGTTATCCGTAAAGCTAGATTACAAGATACTAAAAACCGTCAGAATAGTATTGTTACTGATGATACTAGTTTACACATTAATTGGGAACAACATCAGCGTAACGTTTGGAGCGCTGCAATGAAAGCATACGAATGGGCAATCGAAAATGGAATCGCAAAAGAACAAGCAAGAGCGGTATTACCAGAAGGTAATACGTCTACTAAACTCTATGTTAATGGTACTATTCGCTCCTGGATACATTATGTTGAGTTACGTTCGGCACATGGAACCCAGAAAGAACATATTGAACTGGCGAGGAAGATAGCAAAAGCTATTGCTCTTATTTACCCTAAGATCGAAGATATGTAAATGACAGAATTAGTTTTACGTAATAAAGATATAATTAAAAAATTAAGTTATGTAAAAGATACTGTTTACTCTTCTAAAGCTATGGATAGTGAATATGTAAAGTCAAAACTTATTTTCCATAAAAGTTTTGATGAAGATAAACTACAAGAATATCTTGGAGAAGATTATCTTTACAAGCACATGAATGATTTTAATCATAAAGGCTTTCCAGAAGAGCATTGTTCGTTTCCAGTAGGGCATGGAATAAATGATTGTTCTAAGCTTAAAGAAGTAAAAGAGTATTGCCAACACGATTTTGTAAATGAGTTAGGCGCTACATCAGAGGCTGTCTTTTTATTTTACCCTCCTGGAGGATTTGTAGGTTGGCATAATAATGCCAACAATTCAGGTCATCAGTTTATCTTTACTCACTCAACAACTGGTAATGGATATTTTCAGTATTATGATCAAAATAAGAAAGAAATAATAGTTACTAAAGATCACCCAGGTTGGAGAGTACATCATCATCACTTTGGAAAAGAAGATAAAGACCATTGCTGGCATTCAGCATATGCTGGTGAAAATCGTATTACTGTATGTATACTATTTAGATGGTGGGATCGTCTTGATATGAAAGATCAAATAATAGAAATGAAAGATTTACTTATCGAAGAAATAGAATCGGAGGACTAATATGCACGGACGTCAAAGGAAAATATCTACATACTACTCAGATCACGGAGAAGGATATGCAGAAGTGTGGATGGACTTTAAAGAAGAGCTTGCCTTTATTAAATATTTCGACGATAATGATACTAAGTTCTTTGAAGAAGATTTTCCTAACAAAGCTATACGCTATGTGGAAGATGCAGCAGAGAACTGGGCTTTAGGAATTAAAAAATTAGAAGGAAAAAATATACAGTATGGCTTATTATAGTACAAAGCGCTATGGGCATAATATTGGATTAAGTGCTTGCTTTCGTCAACCACATGCAAATCATTCTCATTGTAGGTTCTTGCATGGCTACAGTCTTGCATTTAAGTTTACCTTTGGATGTAAAGAATTAGATGAACGTAACTGGGTAGTAGATTTTGGAGGACTTAAGCCTCTTAAAAAATGGCTTGAGGAAACATTTGATCATAAAGTTGTGCTTGATAGACAAGATCCAATGCTCTATAAATTTGCTGAACTAGAAAACGCAGGTCTAGCTGAATTAACGATACTAGATGGGGTAGGTGTTGAGAAGTTCGCTGAGCATGCTTGGAATAAAGCTCAATGGATTGTAGATGAGATGACTGATGGTCGATGCTGGGCAGTATCATGTGAATGTGCAGAGCATGGAGCTAACAGTGCAATCTATGAGGGATAAAAATGACTGATAAGAAGTACACATATAGTGAAATCTTTCATAGTATTCAAGGAGAGGGGCAATACACTGGTGTACCTACCGCATGGATTAGATTCTTTCTATGTAACCTACAGTGTGATGGGTTTGGACAGACTCATCCTACCAAACCAGAGACCTATGAATTACCCTATGCTGACTTTGATGCTCACTCAGTCAATAGAGTAGAGGACCTGCCGGTATGGTCCAAGGGATGTGATTCATCCTATACTTGGTCCAAGAAGTTTAAGCATCTTATGGGTCAAGCTACTGGTGCAGAGTTAGCACAGAAGCTAACTGATATTATGAAGAATGAACATAACCCAGAAGGTTGGTTTAGACATCCACTATCACTGCAACATAATCATCTTTGTATTACTGGTGGTGAACCTCTAATGAAACATGCTCAGAATGCTTTTATTGACATCTATAATACATTAAGAGATATGCCTGGCGGTCCTATGAGAGATACTCATTTCTATAGTTCAGATAATCTACCAGCATCAGTTACATGGGAGACTAATGGAACCCAGAAGCTATCTAATGACTTTAAAGACGTGGTCGACTCACCTCTTTTTAAACCGGAAGCTTTCTTTTCTGTATCTCCTAAGTTATGGACTGTAGCAGGAGAGAAGAGAGAGAAGGCTATTAAACCTGAAATCGTAAAAGAATATTATGATGTTTCTAAGAATGGCCAGCTAAAGTTTGTTGTAGGTCAGACAGAAGAAGAATGGCAAGAGCTTGATGAAGTAGTTAATTTATTTAGAGAAGCAGGTGTAGATTATCCTGTATGGATTATGCCTACAGGCGCAAGAGAAGAGGAGCAGCATGCTACTGCAGGTGATGTAGCTCGTATGGCATTTGAACGAGGATATAATGTATCAGGTCGAATGCATGTCTATCTATTTGGAAACGCTATTGGCACATAAAGACTTTTTTGATGCTATAGATCAATCAGTTTTAAATCTTTATCCAAAGAAAGCTATACCTATACTTAGTATGGGTAGTGGAACTGATAGCGGTGTTATAGCAGCTTCTCTATGGTCTCAAGATCTTGATTTTAAATTAATATGTTTTCAAGCTAATGAAGACCTATCAATTTTAAATAAAAGAATACAACTTTTAAATAAAGATACATTTACAATAGAACCACAACCTAAGGATAACTTAGAGCAAATCTATAATGAAATGGAATCTATAGGATATAAGAAAGGAGAAGGTACAGGTATAGGAGCAGGATTAGTTCATTTTATGCTCTCTAAATATATTACTAGCCCGTTTATGTTTTCAGGGTTAGGTACAGATGAACTGTATACAGGAGACATTACTCTCCTATTTCGTTTTTTAAAACGAGCTCATATGTCTTATGATTGGTTTGAAGTAGATGTGCAATATCCTTTATTAACAACAGAAGTTTACAAAGAATATTTACGTTTAGATCCAGAATTGAGATCTGACTACAAACAACCTTTTAGAGAATATATGAAATCAAAAAACTTTCCAATTGATTATAAGAAGAGAAGTTTCTCATACTTTGCAGATAGTAGTTGACTTTCTATCTTATAATATTATAATAACGAGGCCTTCCTCAAAAACTAGGATAAAATATATGAAGATATCAGATACTATTAAAGACAGAATCGACGCAGCTGGGATTCGCTACTGGGCAGGAGATAATATTTCCTCAGTATTAGAAGAAGGAGATACAGACCTCCTTATCGATGAAGCAGCAGAGAAGTTCGAAGCTGTTCTAGATAGTCTTGTAATTGATCGTGCAAACGATCCGAACTCTATGGATACAGGCCGTAGACTAGCCAAGATGTATATTAATGAGATTATGTCAGGGCGTTATCATCCAGCACCTAAGGCTACTGCATTCCCTAATGACGGTGAGGATGGCTATACAGGAATGATTGTAATACGTTCTGAGTTACGATCAGTGTGTTCTCATCATCATCAACCAGTTGCAGGTGTAGCCTATATCGGTATTATTCCTGGAAGGAAAGTAATAGGACTATCTAAGTATACTCGTATTGCTCAGTGGTGTGCTCGCAGAGGTACTCTACAAGAAGAACTAGCTAATGATATCTGTAAAGAGATTCAGAAGGCTACAGAGTCAGAAAATGTAGGTGTTTATATTCAAGCTACTCATGGCTGCTGTGAAAACAGAGGCATTATGGCTCATAGTTCTCTCACTCAAACAACTGTACTTAAAGGTCATTTCTTAGATGATAATATGACTACTAAGAAAGAGTTCTTTGATAATATTAAATTGCAACAATCGTTTGCACCAAAATAAGGTTAACGTATGAGACTTGAAGAAGATATTAAGCTAGATTATAAAGATGTGCTTATACGTCCTAAACGCAGTACTCTCTATAGTCGTCAGCAAGTAAAACTGGAACGCAAGTATCAGTTTAGATGTTATGATCATGATATTGCAGAACCATTGCCTGGTGAATATCACTACGAAGGTATACCTATTATGGCCGCCAACATGGACGGGGTGGGTACCTTTGAGATGGCAGACAAGCTAGCTGAGCTTAATATTTTCTCTTGTCTAGTTAAAACTTATAATGTAGATGATTTAATAAAGTATTTTGAAGGACCAATAGAACGCACAGAGTATGTAGCTATGAGTATTGGTTCTAGCGATGCTGATTATAAAAAACTATTTGAAGTAAAAAAAGAAAGTGATAATAAGTTAAAATATGTTTGTATAGATATTGCCAACGGATACAGCGATCATTTTGCAACACATGTGCGTAAAGTAAGAGATGAGTTTCCAGATCTAGTAATTATTGCTGGTAACGTAGTAACACGTGAAATGACAGAGGAGTTAATTTTAAGTGGAGCAGATATTGTTAAAGTGGGCATCGGTCCTGGGAGCGTTTGCACAACTCGTATTCAAACTGGCGTGGGTTATCCTCAGCTTAGTGCTGTTATTGAGTGTGCTGATGCTGCTCATGGCCTTGGCGGACACATTATCGCTGATGGAGGATGTACTACTCCAGGTGACGTTGCTAAAGCCTTTGCTGCCGGTGCTGACTTTGTAATGCTAGGAGGCATGTTAGCAGGACATGATGAAGGTGGTGG